CCTGGGGACTGTTCCAGGCCATCACCCAATACGAAACCCATGACCGTGGCCGCAACCGTGGCATGAGCCGCAGCGTCACCGACAAAGCCCGCACCCGTCTGGAGGCTCTGTACGGCGGTGCCAGTGCAAAGCGTATCGACCGTGCCCGCAACTCCCTGCTGGCTCTCGTCTGATCACCCTCCTCTCTCTCACCATGAAAATGCAACTCAAAGAATTGATTGGCCGCACGGTCACCAGAGACTGCGACAAAGAACAGTTCATCCTCCTGACGGTGGAACGACCCTTAAAAGCCGGACGGCAACCCTGCTGGGTCATTAAAGGCATTCATAAGGAACGCGGTCTTCACAAGATCGAATGGGATCACTTCTGCAACAACTACACCATCGCTAACTGATTAATGACACACGCTCCTCTCAGACTTGTTCCTGACGACGCCACTGTCTACACAGGACCGCGAGGTTCTCACTTCTTCTTCCGAAATGGCAAGAAGGTCTACATCACAGACAAGGAACCCAAGAAAAGAACTCAGTTCAACCTCAAGCGTGGTGCTTTCCAACGCTTCATCGAGAACCAATCCAAAAGCGTCTAATGCTCACTACCGAAGACCGTTCAGCCTTTGAACGTCAGTGGACTTCCCAAGCCACTCCGACAGCGCCTACTCCAAAAACAGGAGCTGACCTCAAGGATCTGTTCCACAAACCAGACGATCCAAACCTTGATGTGCGTAAAAGCAGCATCAAAAGCCTTATGAACTGGGCACGTCACCGTCAGATATCTGCGATTGCGGAGTTCAGAGGTCAGGATCGTGACTTCCAAGCCATGTATTGGGACGGCTACATCAAAGCCATTGAAGAAATCCTCGAAATGGAAAACCAATGACTAAAACCAAAGAACGTCTTTTGTTTGCCAGCTTCTTCTTCGAAGCACTCAAGCCTCATTCAGCTTCAATCTTCGACACTCTGATTACATTTGCCGATGCTGGTGTGTCAGCAGCAACTAGAGCTGAGGTACGGTCAGCCGAATCTGAAAGTCTTCTAAAAACAGATACGTTGTGAGGAGAACTAATGAAGCCGAGATGGAAGTCTTATCAGTCGACGATGTCAACCAGGAATGGATCTGCAACCGAATCCTTGAGCTATTGGATGGAGCAAGAAATGCTGAAGCACAAGCCATCGCGCAAGAATGGGGTCTTCCCTTCGATGCCTCAGATCCGTTTCTTTGATCGTCTGCTGTATTGGATGTTGAGCCCACGTTAAGATTCGGCGTGAAGGCATAGGTAAATCCTTCTAAGAACCGGGGATAGGTACACCTACCCCGGTTTTTTCATGTTTTAATACCTTCACCAATGTGTAAAACTGAATAAACACATTCAGAACATGAACGCACTACAAACCGCGTTATCACGCCTGCTTCATCGATTCGGTTTTGCAATTGTACGAATCCAGCAGACTCATAAACCTGAACCTAAATTCAGCAAATTTGAGAAGGTTAAGGTGTACGACAATGACTGGAATGACTAGCTTCTGAGCGATGCACGCTGTCAAGATTCCCGGTAATCTAGGGATCGCCGAATAAGACAGAATGCTTCAGCCAGCAATGATGTGCAAGATAACTGAGCCGTCAGGAACGCTATATGAGATCCGTGCAATCAGTGATTCAGAGATCGCATTTGCGAACAGCAACTTCATCAAGAATGATCAGCCATATCGTGTGATGCGCTCCTGTGGGGTTGCTGTAAATCACACCGCTGCATAACACGCTTAGATGGGATAAGTACCCCTTGTTCCATGGAGTATGTCACGGACTGCGCGGTTCCACTGTCGCTGATCCCAACTGACTATCGTCACCCACTTGCTCAACAATTCGAAGAGATAAGTGATGAGGGCGAACTTGTCCGCAGCTACGACGAATGGGGACTGGCTTCTGTTCTGACTTATGCGTACACACGCAAGGTTGCTACATCAGCTCCCTACAGACAGATGGAAGAGATCATTGGCGTCTGTCTTGAGGAATCTCGGCATACTCGAACAGAGAACAAGCAGCTTTTTCGCCGACTCAAAAAGAGCATTAAGTCAGGAGACGACACAGACGTTCTGACCTGCGCCAAGGTGCTGATGTCTCGAATTGGATCCGCTCTTGCTGAACAACATGAGGGCATGGAAACCGAGGAGGAATTCGATGAGGACGATTGAACCCAGCGTCAATGATCAACTGCGTTACGCGCAAATGATGAAAGGCATTGATAAGTTGGACCGGGATGAACTTCTCGAAGTCACCAAAGAACTTGCACGTCTTGCGTTGTTACTCCAACCTGCAGCAATGCGTTGGGCAGCATATGAGGCGGCGAAAAACTTAGGCAGTTGTTATGGATCGTCCAACGGAACTGAATGAGCGTCAGGTACTTGCGGCGCAGGCTCTTGCTGCTGGTTTTACTTGGCGTGATGCAGCTAAACGCGCAAGGTGCTCGACCGAGGGGATCCGTGCTTGGAAGCAACTGGAAGAATTTAATAACGCGATCTGGGATTATCAACAGGAGATCTTTCATCGATCCTTCGGTGTAACTTCTGAGGCGCTACCTGAAGCTATTCAGAAGCTGCGTGAGATCATTGATTCCGAAGATCCTGATATCGCAGTGAACGTTAAAGTGCAGGCGATCAAGATTCTCATTGACTCTGCTCATAAGCAATATGAGGCACGAACTATTGAGCGTCGGATTGAACAGCTAGAGGCAAATGCCCAACGCCAAACACTTAACCCGGTTGGAGAGGTTAGAGAAATTACAGGAGCAGCATGATCGAGAGGCAGCTGAGAAGCGCCTTACATCTACTGCTGTTGGCTTCAAACCTAAATTCCCGACTGCGAATAAGTGGGATCAGTTCGCTCCACTGACGTGGATCAGAACCTCAGGCAGCGTCAAACCCTTTCAGCCCTTCGACATCCAGAAGAGGCTGATCGACTCAATCTGTTCTCACCAGTACACGATCGTTCTGAAGTCCCGCCAGGTCGGTGCTTCTGAGACGGTCTGTTCCTACCTGCTGTGTCGTGCCCTGACTGAACCGGGCTTCGCAGCAGTGGTGTTCTCCAAGACGGCTACTGACTCCGGTGCGTTAGGCAAACGGATCAGAGCCCAGGCCGCAAGCATCGAGGACTCATCGATTGAGTTCACCACCGAATCCAACAGCGAACTGTCGTTCAAAGGACTCGGAACCATCTACTTCCTACCCGCTACCCCAAGAGCTGCCCGTGGTATCCCTTCTGTTTCCGTGGTGGTGCTCGACGAGGCAGCCTTCCTGGATGGAGCCGATGAGATCTACACGGCGGCGCAACCAACGATGGCAACGCTCGGCGATAAGTCGAAGCTCATCCTGCTATCTACCCCCAACGGGATGGGAAACATGTTCGCCAACCTCTGGCACGGGGAAGACGACGGATGGAACAGGTTCAAAATCCATTACTCGGATATACCGATTTATTCGGCGGATCCTGACTGGGCTGAGAAGACGAAGGCAAAGGCGAAGCTGACTGACAGAGCGTGGAGGCAGGAATATGAGATGGACTATGTCGCCTCAGACGCTCAGGTCTTTCCACCTGAACTGGTGGAGAAAGCGTGTCACGGTCGCTGTATCGAGTCAGGACTGATCAACCGTGACTACATCATGGCGATCGACCCAGCTGGAGGCGGTGACGACTACTGGTGCTCCGTCGTCCTGGACATCACCACTGCGCCGTACCAAGTGGTCAACATGTTCCGTGTCAGATACAAGTCCTCTGACTACTGCATTAAGCAGATCATCGAGCAGGCAGAGAACTTCAGTCCCTCAAAGGTAATCGTCGAGAAGAACGGTGTGGGTGCTGTCGTATCTGAGATTCTCTCCAAGGCACTCGCCAAGTACATGGTCGAGCCATACAACACCAACAGACCCAACAAAATCTCAAATACGGATCGCATCACATACTTCCTGGAACGTGAGGAGCTAAAGGTTCCAAGAGATCCCTTCTATCAGGAGATGTTGATGTTTAGACAGCTGGAAACAGGTGATAGACAGGCAGGAGATGGCGCACACGATGACTCGGTGATGGCACTCGCTCTTGCACTCTCAGTAGTTGCTACAACTCCCACAACCGATTGGTTGGATCTCATCTAATGAACTTCACAGATGAAGCGCTTAAGAAGCGCCGTCGTGATGCCCTGATGGACTCTGTATCGGAGTACTTCGACTTCCCTGGTGCTGACGAGGAGTTCTACAGGGATTTGGAATTCTGCATCAAAGATCTGAACCGTTATCACCAAGAAAAGGCATCGAACACCAAGGCACTACTGGGGAAACTCGGCTACAAGTGACACCTGAGCTTTTGAAAAGGTGGAGACAAGAGTGGCTGGAGGGAAACACTGGCTACCAAAACCTAAATTCGTATTTAACAACTAGGTCTAGAGGGTATTTGCCACTCAAAGACGATTGTTAGATTAGAGTTAATGAGTTAAGGCCAAAACTTTGTCGGAAACTTCGGAAACTCCAGAGATCAAAATGGATTCTGATATCCGCAATGATGGTGTGCTTGTCAACGCCATCACGGGTCTTGGCACAAAGAAGGATAAAAGCGAGTACTACGCACTTCGTTCTCCCAAGCAGTTATCTGAGGCAGAACTAGAAGCGCTGTATTACGACCCTTTGTGTCGTCGCGTCATCGACATCTACGCAGAGGCTGCTGTCACTGAGCAACCCACCATCAAGCTGGGCGAAGAGACTGAAGACTACGACGGCATTCTTAAATCCTTTGAGAATTACCTGGAGGAAAT